AAAGGAGCATTTAGAATGCTTACACTTAAACTTGGTCAAGCAAACATTCCACTTATTGTTACTAATCACACCTATGACGTTATCGGATCTTACGTCCCAACTAAAGAAATGGGAGGAGGCAGCGGTCTCAAGTATGCTGCATCTACAATTATCTATCTTACCAAGAAGAAAGAAAAAGACGGAAAAGATGTCATTGGAAACATTATCAAGGCAAAGACTCATAAGTCACGTTTAAGTAAAGAGAATAAAGAAGTTGAAGTTCGTCTTTACTATGATGAAAGAGGACTTGATCGATACTATGGTCTTTTAGAATTAGGAGAGATAGGTGGTCTCTGGAAAAATGTAGCAGGTAGATATGAAATGGATGGTAAGAAAGTATATGCAAAAGAAATATATAAAAATCCAGAGAAATATTTTACAGAAGAAGTAATGAATAAGTTAGATGAAATATCAAAAGATAATTTCTCATATGGTTAAAGTATACGATAATGTAATTCCTGACAATGCTTGTAAAAGTCTCATACATTTGTTTGAGTATAATAAAGAACATCAGGAATATATTAATGAGGATCATTGCCCTTGTTTTACTCAAATCAATATTAATCAAATATCAACTAATATTGTTAGAGGTTTAATACCAACATTACAAAAAATATATTATCAATATAAAAATGATACGCAATCAAAATTTATACCACCTCTAAAAGAGTTAGAGGAATTTAGAATTAAAAGATATACAACTAATGGTGATGAAAGATTTGATGAACATGTTGATGTAACTGATTACAATTCATCTTTAAGAGCAGTTGCATTTTTATTTTACTTAAATGAAAACGATGGAAATACTTTATTTCCTTCACATAACTTGAACATTCAACCAGTTTCTGGTAGAGTAATAGTGTTTCCTCCAACTTGGGAATATCCACATCAAGGATTGGCACCTAAGAACAATCCAAAATATATTATGAGCACATACATCCACTATGGAAAGAATTGAGACAACCATACTTCGTAATTTAGTTTGTGAAGAGGAGTTTTCTCGTAAAGTAATTCCATTCATTGAACCAGATTATTTTGAAAATAAAACTGAGAAGATTATCTTTCAAGAGATTTCCCAGTTTATAGTTAAGTATGATTCTGCAATTACAATTGAAGCACTTAATATAGAGATAGAAAATAGGACTGATTTAACAGAAACTGAAATTAAGGAATCGAGAGAAACTACAAGAACATTTGACGATACACCTGTAGATACTCAGTGGTTAATAGAGTCAACAGAAAAATGGTGTAGGGATCGTGCAATTTATCTCGCACTGATGGAATCAATACACATCGCAGATGGTAATGATGAAAAGAAAAATCGAGATGCAATACCAACAATACTATCCGATGCTTTAGCAGTATCGTTTGATAACCATATAGGACACGACTATCTTCAAGATTATGAAGAAAGATACGAATCATACCACAGAAAAGAAAGTCGAATTCAATTCGACCTTGAACACTTTAACAAGATTACAAAGGGAGGTCTCCCAAACAAAACGCTTAACATTGCACTTGCGGGTACTGGTGTGGGTAAATCTCTGTTTATGTGTCATCATGCTGCTTCTGTCCTTTTAGAAGGTAAGAATGTTTTATACATTACTCTTGAAATGGCAGAAGAAAAGATTGCAGAAAGAATAGATGCAAATTTATTGAATGTTAATATACAAGACATTACTGATTTACCAAAACCTATGTTTGATAAGAAGGTAAATAGTATTGCAAAGAAAACACAAGGAACTCTTATAATCAAAGAGTATCCAACTGCCTCTGCACATTCAGGTCATTTTAAATCATTGCTCAATGAACTTGCGTTGAAAAAATCATTTAAACCTGATATAATATTCATAGATTATTTAAATATATGTGCATCAAGTCGTTATGCAAAAACAGCAAATGTCAATTCTTACTCGTATATTAAAGCGATTGCGGAAGAACTCCGTGGGCTTGCAGTTGAGGCTAATTTACCTATCGTCTCCGCTACTCAGACGACTCGCTCTGGCTTTGCTAGTAGTGATGTCGATCTTACTGACACATCTGAGTCCTTCGGTCTTCCTGCCACTGCTGATCTTATGTTTGCTCTTATTAGCACGGAGGAGCTTGAGGGGTTAAACCAGATAATGGTTAAGCAATTGAAGAATAGATACAATGACCCAACAATCTTTAAAAGATTTGTTGTGGGAGTAGATCGTGCAAAGATGAGATTATATGATTGTGAACAAAAAGCACAAGAAGATATTCTTGACAATGGTACTGAAGACGAGTATAATAAAGAGAACAAACCACCTAAAAAATCATTCGCTGAGTTTAAATTCTAATGACAAAACAAATTGACTTTAAAAGATATGAGCATTTTGTAGATGCTGTTACATCTGATGCATCAAAAGACTTCCTATCATTATCAGATCGTCTAGTAGAACTAGACCAGAAAGGTGCTAATATTGAGAGACTTATGACTGCTGCTGTTGGTATCAGTGCAGAAGGTGGTGAGTTTACAGAGATAGTAAAGAAGATGGTATTTCAAGGTAAACCATTCAATGAAGATAATCGTGAACATTTAATTATTGAACTTGGAGATGTGCTTTGGTATGTTGCACAAGCAACTCAAGCACTTGGTGTTTCATTCAATGATGTGATTGAAACTAACGTTAAAAAATTAGAAAAAAGATACCCTTCTGGTGAGTTTGATGTGTTCCTATCAGAGAACCGTTCATCGGATGACAGATAATTAAGAAAATATTAAACTTATAATATACTATATAACCCCCTATGGACTGGGATCTTGAATTAAAAAATAATGAACTACAAAGTATGATTCATGTATACGAAGAGCACATAGATGTTCTAGAAAAAGAAAACAGAAGTTTGCAATTGCAAGTTGACTTTCTAAAAGAACAACTGGAATATAAAACTTTTGGTAAACCGTTAAGTTTAGGAGAAGAAGAATGAGTGGCGACATAGGATTACACGAACAACCGATCATCTTTTATGATGAAGAAATAACAGAAACAAAAAAAGTTGTATTAAAGCACAAAGGAATCGAATTAGCGTATCTAGAAATAAATAGTCAAAAAGATGGCAACCCTTTCAATCGGAGAATTAGCAAAAAGAAATAATTTTACCATCTTCAGAGATCGTATTAGAACTAATGGTAAGTTTACTATTAGTGAGAGTAATGGGAAGAGAGTTCAGATAACACAAAAATTTGCTTATGAATTTAATACTATTCAAGATTTGGAAAGATATAAAGATAATAGAGGAACAATACTTTTACCTACAGGTGTAACTGGAAGTGGAGTAGTAAGATTGTCTCAATTATATAAAGACTCAGCATTTGTGACAAGGACACAAAATACAAATGCAAAAGAAGATTTACAAATTAGATCAGTTAGAGAACAATTAGAAAAAATTAAAGAAAAGATTGGTTCTGATTTTATAAAATTAAGAGTTGGTAATAATACATATGAAGTCACTGAAGTAGAGAGTACACCAGGCACACCTAAATCTGATATGAATTTTATAGGAAAAAATGGGGTTAGACTTGGATTTTGTTCTCTTAAGGATGGTGCAACTGCAGGTGCAATTCAACAGTGGGGAGGTGCATCTGTGAGTCGAGAACCATTAATAGCTGCACATCCAGAGGTTACTGCATTTGTAAAAACTGCAAGAGAAATGTTCCCTACAGAAATACCACAGGGTACAACTGTTGCAAGAGAAATTACTGACCCAAAATTAAGAATGCAAGGAATATATGGGAGTGGATATGGTGGATCTCTTGGTGTTAATAATGTTGATGTTCTTTTGCAAGGCACAGTTAAAATAAATTCTATTAATTTCACTGAATATAAAATTACTGGAAGTGCGATGACACATAGCAATGGTTCTACATTACCACCAGAATATCAACCTGTATTAATGGCGATATATAAAGGAGACCGTAGTGATTATGGTATCAAAAATGCTAGAATAAACTTGTATAGTAAATCTGGTCGAACAAAAAGACAAATGATATGAATGATTTGGTAGAATCTCTAATAACAGAGTTTAAAAAAAAGAAGATTGTAAGAGGAAATATCTATGATAATTTTATGTTTTTCTCTTATGAAGCATTGGGTGCTAGAAAAGATGATAAATATAAGCATACAAGAGCGTCTATTCTTGAGTATATGACGCAGAACAAAAACCAAATATTATTAAAACTCACCAGAAACTGATGAAAACCTTTTTGCAATTTATAACTGAGAACACTGCAACTCAACAAGCAACAAGACTTGGGTTGGAGGGAGATGGTCATGGTGGATGGTATAAAGATGGA